CTGTTGGCGTAGTTCACGTTGTACGGCGGGTCGGTGAAGACCATGTCCACCGGCTCGCCGTCGAGCAGTGCCTCGTAGCTCGTCGCCACGGTCGCATCGCCGCACAGCAGCCGGTGCGGGCCAAGCTGCCAGACATCGCCGGGCCGGGACACCGGCGTCTCGCCGACCTCGGGCACGGCGTCCTCGTCGGTCTGACCGTCGTTGATCGGCTCATCGCCCGCCATCAATTCGGCCAGCGCGTCGGCATCGAAGCCGGTGATGTCGAGGTCGAAGCCTTCTTCCTGCAAGGCATCCAGTTCGACGCGCAGCAAGTCGTCGTCCCACGCCGCGTTCTCGGCGATGCGGTTGTCCGCGATGACGAGCGCGCGGCGCTGCGTCGGCGTCAGATGGTCGAGCACGACCACCGGCACCACGGCGAGGCCGAGCTTCTGCGCTGCAGCGAGGCGTCCGTGACCGGCGACGATGACGCCGTCGCTGCCCGCGAGGATGGGATTGGTGAAGCCGAACTCCACAATGCTGGCGGCGATCTGTGCCACCTGCGCGTCGCTGTGCGTGCGCGCATTGCGCGCGTAGGGCACGAGCTTGGCGGTCGGCCACTGCTCGATCTTGTCGGCGAGCCACGAGTGGGTCATGCCGTGATCTCCTCGACGCGCTCGGCTTCGACGTCGTCGAAGGATTGCCCCGATTTCCCATCCGTGCTCTCCAGCAGCGTGACGGCGACTTCGGGATGGTTCTGCCGGAAGCGCCGGATGGCGACATCCACATACTCCGGCGCGATCTCGACCGAGCGGCAGATGCGTCCGGTGCGCTGCGCGGCCAGCATCGTGCTGCCGCTGCCGCCGAACGGCTCGAACACCAGATCGCCCGTGGCGCTGAACGCCTCGATGACGAACTGCGGCAGCGCCACCGGGAACACGGCGGGATGATCGATGCCTTCGCCGATCTTGCCCTTGTGCCGCATCACGCGGATCACCGAATCGGGGATGCGCATGTCCTGCGTTGGCTGGCCCGCGTGCGTCCAGCCGTTGACCTCACCGTCCTTGCCGCGCATCGCGGTCGACGAGCCATCGGTGCGCAGGTGCGTTTCCTGCCCGGCGAACTTGCAGGGCACGATCTTGTTGGGCTTGCGGCTGGCGCGGTTGAAATGGAACACGAACTCGAAGCTGGGCGCGAAGCGGCCCTGCCAGTCGCCGGGCATCCCCGGCCCCTGATCCCAGACGTACCAGCCGAAGCGCCGCCAACCCCTCGACCGCATCCAGTCGAGCCACGCTTCCCAATACGGGACGAACTCGTTGTCGCGGTGGATCAGGCCGAGGTTGACCAGCACCTGACCGTCGTCGGCCATCGGCAGTTGCGCGAACACGCCGCGCATCAACGCATCCCAATCGGCAATGCCGCCGGTGGTGTAGTCGCGCTGGTTGCCGTAGGGCGGCGACGTGAAGCACAGCGCAGCGCGCTCGCCCGCCATCAGCGTGGCGACCACGTCGGCGGCGGCGGCGTCGCCGCAGATCAGGCGGTGTGCGCCGATGGCCCAGACGTCGCCCGGGTGGGACACCGGCGCGCCCGGAACCTCCGGCACGTCGTCGGCGTCGTCCGCCGCTTCGTCATCCTGCGCGTCGGCGTCCGGTTCCTCGGCCGCGTCGGCATTGAGCGCCAGCAGGTCTTGCAGCTCGCCATCCTCGAAGCCGGTGAGCGCCAGCGCGTATCCGGCCTCGGACAGCTCGGCCAGCTCCAGCGCGAGCATCTCTTCGTCCCAGCCCGCGTCCAGCGCCAGCCGGTTGTCGGCGATCACGTAGGCACGCTTCTGCGCGGCCGACAGATGCGCCAGTTCGATCACCGGCACCTCGGCCACGCCCAGCTTGTGCGCCGCCGCCAGCCGCCCGTGCCCCGCGATGATGCCGTTGCCGCCATCGACCAGGATCGGGTTCGTCCAGCCGTATTCGACGATGCTGGCCGCGATCTTGGCGATCTGCGCCTCGGTGTGCGTGCGCGGGTTGCGGGCGTAGGGGATCAGCGTCTCGACCTTGCGGTACTCGACGTTCAAAGGGTTCAAGGTTTCGGATTCCAGAAAAACGAAACCCGCCGACGAACGGTGCCGTGGGCGGGTTGGAGTGAGACGTGCGTACTGGACGGGGTGCGAACCTGCGAACCCGTGCGAACCTTGGTTCGCACCCTGACGCTAAAAAAGCGTCGCGCTCGCGCCCCCCGCATGGCGTTTTCGGAAGGAAGGACCCGTTTTGCCTCGGGCCGTTCGCTTCACCGTCACCACTGTCCAGAAGGTAGCTGAAATACTACGTCCGGAAGCCGTGTTCTGTTGCAGCGTCGATGAGCTTCAAAAGGGACAACCGGGGTAAACGGAGGACAAACGCCGCAAGCATTACCCTGCTTGGCCCACGATTTTGGAAGGCGCGCGGATGCCTTCGGCGTTGAGCTTCTCGGCGACTATCTCCAGCGCCCGTTGCCAGCGCCGCCACGCCGTCGAGCGGTCGCAGGCGAAGCGGATGGTGATGTCGCGCCAGCCGTAGCGCTTGGCACGCATCCACACCAGATGCCGTTGCTCGACCTCCAACCACTGCACCCAGGTCATCGTCTCCAGCATCCGGTCGACGGCGTCGGGCGTGGGTGGGAAGGGTCGGTAGACATGCTCGTCGGCGGCGAAGGCTTCCCACTCCTTGCGCACGATGATGGGCCAGGTGTTGAAGTAACCCTGCACACGCACGGGTGGCAGGCGTCGTCCGGTGCTGGCGGCCTCCTCGAAGCGTGCTGCCACGTCCTCTATCGTCCAGTCGTTGCGGGCCACGTCACACCTCCTGCCCAAGGTCGTGGTGCTGGATGGCCCAGTGCAGCAGCGCCAGCGCGTCGGCCTCGTTGTCGTCGCCCGGCGCGTGGCCACGGGCGCGGACGGCTGCGATCACGTCCTCCTTGCCCGCATTGCCTTTGCCGGTGGCGTGCTTCTTGATCGTGCCAACCGGCACGCCCTGGTACGGGATCTGGTGGTGTTCGCACCACGCGGTGAGCGTGGCGAGGAAGCCGCCGTAGGCATGTGCCGCGTCGGTCGAGACGTGGCGACGCACCTCCTCGAAGTGCAGGCAGTCGATGCCTTCGCAGGATTGCTTGATCTCGGTGAGCCAGCGCTTGAAGCGCAGGAAGCGCATTCCGCCGCCTTCGAAGCGCTGCGGCCGGAAGCTTTCAGACCCGCTGGTGATGTGGCCGTCGCTGCCGCGAAGCGCCCAGCCTGTGGTGGTGCCCAGGTCGAGGGCGAGAAGGGTCGTGGTCATGGTTGCAGTCCTGATTCGGTTCGGACTGACGCAGCCGACGCTTCACAACGAAACAGCCCATGAGGCGTGCGCACGCACACGCGCGTAGAAGACTTTCGTTGAACTGTGTCGGCTGCGTCAGTCGGATGGGGTTTCATTGGGTTCAGTTGTCCGCGTAGGGGGTGTAGGCGGGCGTCGGCGGCTGCTTGAGACCCACGCCGATGAAGCCGCGCACACCCGCCGAGTTGCGCCATTTCTCGACGCCCCGGGTGATGAGCAGATCGGAGAAGCGGCGTTGCGAGCCGATGAACTCGCCAGCGGATTCGGCCCACTGCTTCCAGTCGTTGAACAGTTCGGCGGTCAGCGACTTGGCGTTGCCCGCGCGCAGGCAGCGCTCGTCGAGCCAGCGGCCCAGCGCGTCCTCGGCCTCGAAATACTCGTCGGTCGCGTCCAGCACCGGCTGCGGCGGATCGAGCCGACCCAGACGTTGCCAGTCCAGACACCCCTGAACCGCCCAAGCCAGGATGCCGTCGCGCTCAGCCAAGAGCTTCTGCTGGAGCAGCTTGTCGCGTCGTTCGGGCGGTACGGTGATCGTGAACGGGATCAGGTGCAGCCGCCGCTTCATCGCCTCGTCGATGTTGCGGATGGCGGGCTTGTGGTTGCCCGCCACGATCAGCTTGAACTGCGGGAAGTACTCGAAGAAGTCCTGGCGCATGAACCGCGCCGAGATCTTGTCGCCACCGGTGAGGTTCTTGATCTTCGACTCGGCCCAGCGCCGACCCTGCTCGGTTTCGGTGGCCGACACGAAGCGCGCGCCGCGCAGTCCCGCCATGTCGGTCGGGTGGCGGTCGTTGCGCGTCTCCATGAAGGTGTCCATCGGCGCGTTGGCCGCGTAGTCGCCGAGGATCGTGGCCAGCGTGTTGACGAACACCGACTTGCCGTTCGCGCCCGTGCCGTAGAGGAAGAACAGCGCGTGCTCCTGCGTCGAGCCAGTGAGCGTGTAGCCCGCCATCCGTTGCAGATAGGCCTGCAGATCGGCGTCGCCGCCCGTGACCTCATGGAGGAACTGCCGCCACGTCGGGCAGTCGCCACTCGGTGTTGCCGTGGTGATCTTGGTCATCCGGTCGGCGCGGTCGTGTGGCCGCATCCTGCCGGTCTTGAGATCGGCCACGCCGCCGGGCGTGTTGAGCAGCCAGGGGTCGGCGTCCCATTCGGCGGTGGTGGCCGCGTGCCTGCGATCTGCGCGGGCCAGCCGTTCGACGCCGCCCACGGTGCCGGAACTGGCAAGCTTGGCGGCGATCTTCGGGTTGTCGGCGCGCACGGCGGCGTGACGGCAGACGCTGCGGATCAGGTCGGTGGCCGCCAGCGTGTCCTCGGAACGCCAGCGCTGGCCATCCCACATCATCCAGCGACCCCACGCGAACACGTAGCGCCAGTCGCGGTGGTAGCGCCGGGTGAAGGCCAGCGCCAGCGCGTCTTCCGTGCCCCACACCGATTCGTCGCTGCCGACGACCGGCTCGTCCTCGACTGCGACGTCGTACATCTGGGCGCGCGGCGCGTGAGCGAGAAAGGCCGCGAGGTCGAAGCCCTCGGACACGGCGTCCGCCGCATCCCAACCCTCCGGCGCTTCTTCGGGCGGGTACAGCACATGGCAGGACTGCGCGCCCGCTGCGAGGATGGCCTGCGCCGCCTGCGTCGCGTATTCCCAGCCCGGCTTGTCGCGGTCAGGCCATATCAGCACGGCCTTGCCCGCCAGCGGCGACCAGTCGGTCTTCTCCACCGGCGCGTTCGCGCCGTGCATGGCCGTGGTGGCATTGACGCCCGCGCCGATCAGCGCCTGCGCGCACTTTTCGCCTTCGACCAAGACCACCTGCGCGGCGCTGGTAAGGCCCGGCTGGTTGTACAGCGGGCGCGGATCGGGCGGAGCCATCTTGCGGCGGCGCGCGTCCCATGGGCGGAATTCCTTCTTGCGACCGGGTGGGTCGTAGCGGTAGACGACGGCGATCAGCTTGCCGGTGGCATCGAGGTAGTCCCACTTCGCGGTCGCCGGGCCGAGGTCGTCCACCGGCGCGTCCTTCTTGCCCTTGCGCACAGGGGCCAGCGGCGCACGACCGAGCAGTTCGGTTGCAGCGTCGAGCACGCGCGGGAAGTTGGTGTGGGCGTCGAGACGCAAGTGCGCAGCGATCAGCGTGAAGATGTCGCCGCCGTCGCCGGTGGCGCGATCCGTCCACAGCCCTTGCTTGTCGCCGTCGAGCACAACCTCCAGGCTGTCGCCCGGACTGCCGAGCACGTCGCCGATGAAGAACTTGCCGCTGCGCTTCTTGCCAGCGGGGAAGAATGCGGCCAGCAGCGAATCCAGGCGTGCGAGCAGTTCGGCGCGGACGGCGTCGCGGTCGGCATCGATGTCGCGGTGAGCCGGTTTTTCGGTGTCGTTGAAGTCGATCATTCGGCTCCCTCGACAAGCTCGTCGCCATCGTGGGGGCTGCGGCCCTGTGCGACGTTGCTGCGCGCAGCCCACGCCGACAGTTCGGATGGCCGGTAGCGCACCAGCCCGCCCATCAGGTAGTGCGGAATCTTGTACTTGCTGCGCATCTGCGGGTCTGCGAACCAGTAGTACGGCAGGCGCAGCGCGGCGGCAGCTTGTTTGGCGTCGATCATCGGCTCGACGCCGCCGGTGAATGGGGTGTCATCGCTCATGTCGTTCTCCAGCAGCGGTCTTGCCACGCGCACATCCGGCATTCGAAGTGGGTGGGTTCTTGGAAGCTGCGCGGCAGTTGTTCACCGGCTTCGGTCGCATCGATGACCTTGACCGCGCGGTCGGTCATGCGCTGCGCGAGCGCGGCGTCGAAGGGCACCAGCTCGACGTAGATGTCCATCGAGTCGGCGTTGATCGCGGTGAACAGCGCCGGGTGCTCGTGCAGTTGCAGATGCGCCTGATAGAGCGCCACCTGTGCCGCGTACACCGGCTTGGAGACCACGAGGCCTTTGGCTTCCATCTCGCGCCACGACTTCGCGCCGAGGCACTTGTTCTCCCACAGCGCGGGATAGGAGAAGCCCTCCGGCCCGCCGACGATGACGCCATCGACGTGACCACGCAGCCGACCGTGCGCGTCGGAGAAGCCGAACTGTTCGCCGTCGGGTTTGCGCGTGCGCAGATCGAAGCCCGCGTCGCGCAGCCACGCCACCATGCAGTCCTCCATGACGTGGCCGCGCTCGAAGATGCGCAGCATCCGGCCTTGCGTGTCGCGCCCGTGATCGACGGGAGCCTTGGCGTACTCGAACTGCAAGGCGCGCTCGCATTCCACGCCGAGACGCGATGCGCCCAAATACTCGCGCACGGGCTGCCGCTCGCGCTCGCGCTGCATCCCGATGTCGATCAGCGCCGTGACCTGGCCGGAGACACTGGCCGAGGAGTTGAAGTCCATCATGGCTTCGCCTCCCAGAACGCCTTGTCCTCCAGATCGGAGAAGCCGAACGGATCGGGCGTCGGCTCCATCCCGCGCACGGGCGGGTACTTGGTCGCCTCGTGGTGCGCGACCATCGCCTCCGTGTAGCCGGTGACAATGGCGTCGATGACGCGCAGCGCCTCGGCCTCGGAGTAGTCGCCCAGCGGTTTGCCGAAGCCGATCTCGCCCGCTGCCTCTCCGAACGCGTTGAGGCACTGCCGCATCGCGCCCAGCTCGATATCAGACGGATCGATCATGGCGACCTCCGCCCTGGCGACGCGCCCTTCCTTCACGCGCATCCAGTTGCCGTACATCAGGTGGAAGGCGTCCTGGCAGCGGCGCGAGCAGAACACCCAGTCGAGCACGTAGTGGCGCGGATCGGCGACCTTGAATCGGCCATCCGAGTGCCCGTAGCCGCGCGCCTGTCGTTTGCAGACCCAGCATTTCACGCCACCTCCGCGAGTTCGTCGGCCAGCAGGCCGAGTTGCAGGGGCGTGCCCTCGAAGGCCGCGTCGCAGCGGCGCTTGAAGTCGGGGTAGCTGACCGAGCTGCGGGCGATGGCGGTGACCGCGTGAATCTGCGATTCCAGCCGCGCCAGACCCTGTTCGGAAAGCCACTGGTGGTGGCGCTGCGAGAGGCTCTTGCGCGCGCGGATTTCATCGATCATCTCGACCGGCAGCACCGGGCCGTAGACCCAGCGTTGGGTGATCTGGCCGACGACGTGCGGCGGGTTCTGCTCGTGCCCTTGGTACTTCCAGCCGAACAGCCGGTAGATCGCGCGGTAGTAGTCCGGTTGGAAGCGGCGCTCCCACGAGGAGCACGACTGGCGCAGCAGCTTGGCGATCAGTTCCTGCAGCGCGTCCGGCGCGCGGTGGTACTGGTAGCCCGTCGCCTCGTCGATCAGAGCGACCTCGCCAGTGATGGCCAAAGCCTTCATGATCTTCAGGCAGTTGGGCACCAGCCGCTGGCGAGCGCGGTGCAGCGTCGTGTTGAGCGCCGCGTCGATCACGCCCGATGCGATCTTGGTGATGACGCCTGCGGGGAAGAACTGCGCGCGACGACCGCTCGGAAGGGAAATCGGTGATTCGAATTTCTCCAATTCCGACAAGGCGTTAGGTGCGTAGTCGGCCAAAATCTGGCGAAAACGGTGACCGGTGTTGTTCTCGTGGACGCCGAGCGCCTTGGCCACCTGCTTGCGGACGTAGCCGCGTTCGCCGGTGTTGAGAACGACGGCGTCGCATTCGAGATCGCCGAAATGGACGGTGCCGAAATGGCTGGCGGTGAGGACAGGTGTGTTCATGGCGTCCTCCTCACTGCGCCCACGTCGGCTTGCCGGGCACCGGTGCGCGTTGGGAGGCGGCGGGCGCCGTGGCGGCGTAGGACGGCGTGGCCTGCGCCGGAGCACCCGACGTGCCGCCGCCGGACGGGGTCTTGGACGGCACGCCCATGAACTTGGCGTAGTCGGGGTGGTCGGGTTCGACCGCCAGCTTGATGACGTTGCGATCCAGCCCCTTGGCGTCCTTCTCGACGTCGACGCGGGCGAGGAACTCGATGCCGTCCAGTTCGTGAAAGCCCTGGATGCGGCGCGCGGCCGCCGCCTGCGGGCTGTTGTCCTGCGGATGGACGTTGCGTGCGCTGTTGAGCGCGGCGCGAATGAAGGTGCGCCCCATCTGGCCCCAGGTCGGGCCCTTCTTGGAGTACAGGCCGATGTTCGACCACATCTTGCGTTTGGCGTGCGCGCCGCCGGTGACGACGAACTCGGCAGCGAGGTAGATCGAGCCGGTCTCGAAGGACTCGGTGGCGTAGCCGCCGCCCCAGCCCTGTTCCGGGTCGTCGTGGCCACCGGGCTTGAGGGTCATGCGCACCGGCACCAGCGCGCCCTTGGGGATGAGGTCGAACCCTTGCTGCTGTTCGGCGTCGTTGAAGTCGTTCCAGTTCTGCGTGGTCATGGCGATTACTCCTGCGATTCGATGGATGGGGGAATGGCGGAGCTGGCGGGCACGGGCGTGCCCGCGCACTTGGCGATCAGCGCGTTCAAGTCCGGCGTTTCGAGCAGGTCGAGACGACCGCTGCGGTCTTTGGCCGGGTAGCCGTAGGGATTGAGGGTGTGGGTGACGAAGGCGCGGAAGCCGCTGCCGTCTTCGGCCTTGATTTCGGCCAGCGTCACGACCTCGTCGACGATGCCGGGCAGTTCGAGGCTGGTCTTGCTGCCCTCGATCTGCGGCACGAACACCTTGCGGTTGTAGTCGTCGAGCCGTTCGTCGAGGATGGCCACGAACACCACGTTCTTGCCGCGCGCGTGCTGCAGGTGGGTCAAGGCGCTGACCATCTCCTGCCCGAGCTGGCCGTAAGCGCCGCGCATATCGGGCTTGCCGGTGCGGTCGCTGACCGCGCCCGGCTGCGTCTTGCACCACGCGAAGCACTGGCGCGAGAGCTGCGTGATCGAGTCGAGGAAGAAGGTGTGGTAGCGGTCGAGCTGCGTCGGGTCGCCGAACTTCTCGATGACGTGGTCGTAGTGCGCCTGCGAGAACGCACTCTCCGGCGG